AAGATTCTCGCCGAGGTAACAGAGCCCGAGCCGTGGTGCCAGTCGCAATACGAAGCCCCCGAAGGGTGGGAGGTTGCGGAGACCTTTACCGAGGACACCCGAGATGAGCAGCTGAAGGACTTTCTTAGAAGGGAGACTCAAGCATGAGCCACCACGCTGATAGGCCGCTTAGACCAAAGGACGCTCGTGCATTGGGTATGGTGTGGGAATCTATGAGAGGAAAATCTGGAGCGGGCAACCGCCACCTGTCAGAGAGCAAGCACGCCAAGGGACGCAAGAGCCCCATAGCTAAAAAGAAAAACAAAAAGAAGAGATAACAATGGACACTCCCTTCAGCGAATTCTTTGCCGATGTCGTTTACTACGACCGCCAGATCAAGCAGATCAACATTGCTGATGAGGAGCTCTATCAAAATGTTCTGGCCCAGTTCGGTAGCGCATGCCGCCACATGCCGAGCATGGTCCCCCAACAATTGTCCGCGTCCGTCGATCGTTACGGACACCTCCTGTTAAGTTAAAAAATAAAACCAGTATTAAAGTAAGTATGTTAGACAACAATCATGCCCTAATGGCGAAGCCCTTCCGGTTAGAAGACAAAGTCGTGGCGCGGCTCAGCCCCGTCGAGCGCTTAGGCGCTATGCTATTCCTTTCAGTTACCGCTCCGAATGATGCCGGACATGCCAAGGCCGCCGAGAGCGCTTGGCTCATGGTCTCTTACTTTGACTTGAAGGCTAATGATGTGAGAGAAGGCAAGGCCATTTGCCGCTAGCTGGTCCAGCAGCATCCCGAGTTTTCATCGCAATTCTAAAAGAATATTCGTATGATCCCCGACGAAACAATTGAACTGGCTAACTCTCTCAGCCTGAACCAAGTGAGAGACCTCATTACTATTTTCTCTGACCGGATTCATGTCCACGTTGGGGACGCTTCGGTTATTCAAGATCACATTAATAGTCATAGCGATCTTGGGAACTTTCAAATCGGATCTGAACTTATGGAATTCCGTCCCGTTGTGACTAATGGGGCAACCCTTCAAATCAATCTGGAAATCTCTGAGCCAAACTTCGCACTCTTAAACCTATGAAACTATATCAAGTTATCAGCAAGCAAGAACCATGGAGGCGCGAGTTCTTTGGGACAAAAGCAGCCGCCAACAAAGCAGCCAAGGAAACAAACAGTGACGTGCTCCCCTTCGATGTAGGCACCGATAAGAAAAGCCTCGTGAACTTCTGCGCTTCTTTCTGGACGCTCGCCATCCAAACTGCAGATGAGAAACCAAGCGGGGTCCGGCGTCCAACAGCCGAGCAGTTCCGATTCGGTAGCGCCCATGCTAACGCGACCTCCGCGCTTGCCAAAAAGTAATTGGACATTCTGTTAGAGATATGTATAATTTTTTTGTGAGTAAAATTATTAACGTAGTTAAGTGGCTACCCCTCCTTAGAAAAAGGTCCGCAATGTATGTGATCAATGAGGAGCTCAAGTCACTCGCGGAAGAACACTCCGCGCTATCCCCGAGGATAGAGGCCATACGATATTTGCTCCGCACCCTGTAACCCGATCCCTGAACAATGGAAGGAGCTACCCTAAACATCACCACCGATAATGAAACGCAAGCCCGTCTCATCCTGTCGCTACTCACGAGAGCTGAAGAGGACGGCAAGCTGGACTTCGCTTTCGGATGCCGGATATCGCAAGTTAGAGAGAAAGTCGAATTCGACCACGCGCTTTAACATGAAAAAAGAATTATCTGTTTACGAAGCTGTGCCCTTGGTGGCCGCTGTCTTTGTTGCGTCACTCCTCTTGATTCATGCAGGACTTTCGCTTATCTCATATTTAAGTTCTTAACTTTAAGTCGCACGGGCATGGTGCGCGGGGAGATCCCGCGACGGGGTAGCTTAGTCCCTAATGAAACACCCGTGCGACTTTCTTAAAAAGATTATACCAAAAAGGGGTTGACATATTATTTCCCCCAGATATACTAAGCCCACTTAAAACTAATGAAGACATTATTCCCTAAGCAAGTTGGTATCTTTCAGTTCTTCCTCGGCCGTTTGTTACGGCGCAAGTCTACCTTAGATCAGTCTGACACTGGCACAGGCAAGACGGTTGTCGCCTGCAAGCTGGCGTCCGCTTTGTCTCCTCGCCCCGTCGCAGTCATTTGCCCGAAGGCGGTGATCCCATCTTGGGAGAGGGAGCTAGAAGAGGAGGGAGTCCAACCAGTGTTCGTCCTTAACTTAGAAAGTTTACGCACAGGTAAGACCGCCCACGTTTCCAAGGTAGGAAAGAAAGCGTTCAAGTGGTTGCTCGATCCAGACACGGTTGTCTTTGTGGATGAGGTTCACAAGTGCAAAGGCCCGTTCACTCAGAACGCCGCGCTGTTTATCGCGCTCGTTAAACAGGGATTTACTATTCACAGTATGTCCGGCACCAGTTGCGAAGACCCTACCGAGATGCGTCCCCTCGGGTGGGCGCTCGGACTGCACAGCGGAGATGTCAAGGTGGACGGGATGAAACGGTGGTGGCCATGGATGCGCCAGTATGGATGCGAGAAGAATGAGTGGGGTGCTTGGGTTTTACAGGACGGGTATTACCTACCAAAGCTACGAGCAAAGATGTATGCCGAGAGCACTCACCGTTTGACGGTGGATGATTTCCCCGCTGCCTTCAAAGAGAACCGCGTGTTCACCGTGCCAATCAATTTCCGCGAGAACAAAAAGATCATCAAGGCGTATGACGATCTTGGTATCACGCCAGATATTGTTGAGGATTACATCGAGAAGGGCACGGTCACTGATCGGGATCACGTCCTCGCTAACATCACTCGGGCTCGCCAGCTGGCCGAATCATTCAAGGTGGTGGATCTCGCCGAGATGGCCGAGGACTTGATGGATGAGGGTAAGTCAGTGGTTATATTTGTAAATTACAGCGCGACCATTGAAGCGCTACGCATCCGACTCAAGTGCGAGTTCATCGACGGGACTCAGACGGCGGCGGATCGTCAGCGGGTGATCGACGATTTCCAAGCGGACAAGACCCACTGCATTGCGGTCAATGCTGCCGCTGGCGGGACGGGCATCTCGCTCCACGATACGATTGGCAACCGCCCTCGCGTCTCACTGATCTCGCCGACGTTCAACTGCAAGACATACAAGCAGGTGCTCGGGCGTATCCACCGCAACGGTGGTAAGAGCGATGCTCTCCAGAAAGTTCTGGTCGCCAACGATTCAATCGAGGAGCACGTAATGCGGTCCATCGGGCGGCGGCTCAATAACCTCAAAACTTTACATGGAGTTTAAGCACATTGTCCGAGAGCTCTACCCGAACGGGATGCCCATGCTGATCCAAGGAGAATACTTTGATGACGATCCCGTGAACCCTGAAACCTGCAAACTGTATCCTGTCTTTGATGACAAGGTGCTCCCCGCATCTCCACTCACGGACAAGAAGACTCGGAACAATATAGCCGCCCGCCTTAACAAGATTTTATTTTATGACGATACACCAACTAATTGATAGCCATGCTGTTGAGCACTCCGAGCTGGAGGATTCCATCCTCGGGAACGTCGCCCAACGCAACTGGACACGACAGCAATTGCGCGAGAAGCTGAGTAACCTTTACCTCATGGGGTTCCGTCACGGGGTCTCCGCTAGAAAGCACGTAGAAGATACCCATGAAAAATCCTAGAATAGAAGAGATCCTGAACATCTTACAGACCGCCGCTGTTGACGGGGGATTCAAACTGTTCGTAAACAATGGGGAGATTGTAGCCGAAGATCTCTTGTCTGAAGCGCCCCTTATGTTTGAAATTTGTTTCAAAGGTAAAGACCTATCCGACCTCTCCGTTTTCGGGGCTTATTCTATTGATGAAGGTTGGGCTAAGCACCCTCGCGAATGGGAAGAACATATAGCTGATTACAGGGAGCGGGGTAATTAATCACCCAGCCGGAGGAACCGAGGGTTCTCTTGCTGTATGTCCATGATCCACTGCAGGCGTTGTCTCCCCTGCTCCGACTGCAATAGCTTATTGACCAGCTCGCGTGACGGAACAGGGTTCTCCATGAAGTCAGTGAACAAGAGCTTGGTTCGCCGGTCTCCATATTTCGCACGCCTTAGTTCTCCGTAGAGGTCTTTAGCGGAGGCACCGAATCCGTTGAATCCTCGCAGGGCTTGCCGAAGTTTTAGATTTATTCTGGTCCTCGACCGGAGAACGTCTTCGTAAACTCTCTGAGTTTCTCCCTCTCCCATTGCGCCTTTGTTAAGCAGAGAATTAAATCTGCTATTAACACGTTGCTGCTCCGACTTCATTCTGAATATGACATTGCGGAACTGGTCCGTTGAGTTCACTTGACGGAATCTCACGGGGTAAAACTCGCTCATCAGTATCCCGAAGGGTGAGTCCCCGAACTTCTCGGTCACGCCTCCAGCGGCTTGGATTGCGTCAATTGCTTTCATAACCGTCCGTGGGCCGTAGGCTTCCTTGCCGACATAGAGTATCTGCTTGGCTAACTTTGTAGCCACATCGTCGGTCTCTTCAAAGATCGGCTTGTTAGTTCTGGCGTTCCGGTTTTCTCTAACGTCCATGATAGAGCCCGCCAAGATTTGATCCCCAAGGTAAGGCTCAAGGAAAGCAGTGGTGATTGCTTTCTCGATTGCCTCGACAGGTTCCCCCCGAACAATGTGCTCGGTTGCTCGCAAGATGGGGTCAGCTATAACTGCAAAAGGATTTAGATAGGTAAGGTCCAACGTGACAAAGTCCCCATCGGTTGTCTTCATACCGCCCGCCAGTTTTCCAACCAAGCCAGCGAACTTGCCAAGAGGAGCGTCAGAAGTTCTAAAGTAATAGAACGTATGGTTTCTTAGGTATGGTGGCAGTGACATACGATAGGCTTCGTCTTCCTCTTCCCCTATGTCAGAAACTAATTTAGCGATTAAGGCGGGTATCGCAGTAGAGAAAGCCATGACAGATGTGAAGCCCGCCAGTCTCTTCTGCCCTCTCCGCTTGATAACGCGGTTATCGTTTTTCATTTCCCTCAAAGCGAGAGTGAATGTGTTCACCGCGATTCGTGGAACCTCGGCCGTGAACCTGACGAACGGAGCCACTACCAAACCAAGCGAGCTGCCTGTAAACTTCTTAATAACTGGCAGAGCTCTGGCATAAGACTGAGCTGTAGCTGAGATGATGTCCGCTGCATATTGCTTACGTTGAAGCTCGGTCATGTTCGTAAACGTCCGCTTGCTTTCCGGCATGGACTTCTCGGCTTCCATGGCTTCCTCAATAGTCGCCATCTCACTCTCGAAATAAGACACCTTGTAAAAAGAATCCATAGCCGAACCGAGTCTCGCCGCCATAGCGCCTGCTTCGCTAAGCACCTTTTTACTTTTTGATTTAAGGGCTCGGTTGTTCAGGTCTTCAAGTTGATCTTGCAAGTTCGCAAAGCTCTCTTCTCCGCGCATGAGCTTGATCATTACTTCAGATCGAACCTCATCTCCGAATACTCCGAGCGCCTCCAGACTTCTCAGATATGCGCTGGTCTCTGCTTTCGTTCCTTTGAACGCACGCATAGCTGCGCTCCCGAATGATAGTCCGGTCCCTTTCAAGGGGTCGCCTTTAGCTAGAGCTGCGACTGAGGAGAACACCCGACCTTGTGCGGGTCCAAAAAACAGCACGTTACTGAGCGCGTTCCTCAAATAGAATCCAATCGAACCTAGAGTTTTCAGCGCCATCGCGCTACCCGTTGCTTTCTGAGCGCCCCTTAGAAGAGTCGCCATGAGTTGAGAGGATGCGTCTTCTGGTGTGCGGACTGTTTGTTGGAACAACGGCAACAGCCCTTCTCGGATTTCTTTGTCCACATACAATCCAGCCAAAGGATTCAACGGACTGTCAGATCCTTGCGGAACAATTGGTTCCATAGACATGAGCCTTTGATACTCCTCGTCGGTCTTTGCATCCTCTAGCTTTTTCTTTCTTTGGGCGCTAGTAAGAAGCCAAGGATTCTCTCCTTGAGTTCCGTAACGCCGCATCGAGTTCAAGAAAGTTTGATGCGATCCGATCTTAGCGACAGTCCCCATCGTGTATAGCAGCGCGTCTACACTTTCTTCAGGGATGTTGTTAGCCCCCATCAGGTCCGCCAGCGGCTTAGGGATGTTGGCGCGTCCCTCCAAGTTCTTGGTCAGAGCTTTGAGTTCTCTGCTGGAGAACTTGTCGCTCCTCGTTTCTGTTTTATCTGTAAAATCAAATGCGGACTTAAAGTCAGCGGCCCCTTGCTCGGTGTCATACGAGTGCAAGAACTCTGCAATCATTTGGTGCCCCAATGATCTCTGGCCCCTAGACTTTTTATTGTAGCTATCTTCAGCTGCTTTTTGAGCATCGGCTAGTGACAGCTGAGCGCTGTTCTTCATCAGCGAATCTGTCTCTACCCTGATGTAATGGTCGCGCATGAACTCGATAGCGGCCTCTCGTATTTCAACGTCTGCCTGTCTAGTGGAGCTCAAGATTCTGTCCACATAGTCAGCTTCGTAGAACATCCTGTATCTACGGGTAACGTAAAGCCCCATGTTATTATCGAACTTTACGCTGATATCTTTCTTGCTGTATTTACCGAAGGCTCGTTTGGCCTGCTTCGATAGGTCGTCAGTCAGCCGCCGGAGGTCTAGCAAGATCGGGAACAAGGAAGGTGCCTTCTCTCGCAAACTAGAGAACGCTTGGTTGCGGAGCACAATCGCGTCTGCCTTCTTTGCATTAAAGGAAGTGTCGATGTCTTGTTGATAGGTATTATCTGCGGCCTCCGCAGCTGCTTCTCTGTTTAGCTTCAGCGCTTCCTTCGCGATTTTCTTCTTATCCCGAGTTTCTTTTCTAATCTTAGAGATCAGTTTCTTCTGTTTGTCAGGGTCAGGTTCTGTGGCGATAGCTACGGTGATGTCGGCCTGCTCGGCAGCATCGAGTGCTTTGTATTGTGCGGCCATATCTGACTGATACTTTTGGCTCGCGGCTACCTTGGCCTTGTCTCGTTTTCCTATCAGTGCAAAGTCAGGATCGGGGTCGATGTTATCTAACGACCCTACTGCTGCTTGTATTTCCTCCCACGGGATGTCGTTCTTGTCGGGGAAGTCCGACTCTAAAGCGCGTTTATATTTATCGTGATACTCCTCTACCATCTTCTCAGATGTCCGAAGAAAAGCGTCACGCTGCCGAACAAACCTTTGCACAGTAGGATCAGTTTCTCCTACAAATAGTTTCTTGAACTTGCTTCTGACTACCTTGAAAGGACCGGCTTCAATGTAGGGAAGCTCCAGCACAGAAACAAAATCGCTGTAGTCTACCCCCTCTGAATTAAACTCAGACGGAAGATTCGACGCTGTCCCAAACGAACCAGCCTGCCCCGTGATCCCTGAACGCAAGATGCTTGTCTGTTTGGAATCAAACCTCTGCGAGAGCGGGATTACGTTTCCGTCTGCGTCTCGTGTAACAGTTTCTACGGATTTGATTTGATTGGGATTTGCTACTACAACTTCTTTGAAGTTGCGCTCACGCGGCCCGTCGGTCTTGCTGTGATCTACAATTATTGCGGACGCAAAACCTCTTTCAAGAAGGAAGCTCGCGTCTGGTCGAGTGCTCGCATAGTTTTGAATTTCTTTTTCGTATTCTAGTTGCTCTCGAATGAACTCTTCGGAAGACCCACGATCTCGCAGTTCTTTTTCTTTTTGCGCTAATTGTTCTTCGGAGAAACTAAAAAATCCCCCGCCTCTTCTTGCTTCTAGTGAATCGGGGCGTTCTTCCCCGATCTTTTTGTATGCGGAATTAACAGTCGCTTGATACTCTGCCCAAGAATTATAAGCATTAACTAACCCATTTTCTTTGATGTATTTATTAATCCCGCTAGTCGAGTCGAGAAATAGCGGGTTGTCCCCAAGGTCTAGTGCTACATTATCTACTCGGCTTTCGAGAGATTTATCATCTTTTACGTTAGCATCAATTGGTCTCGCAAACTCCCGCACATCTTTCTTGCTCCCGTCTAAGACTGCATAGTAACCAACTCCAAGAAGTCCGCTTTGACTGGGGAGAAGGGGTTCCCCATCTCGATAAACTCCCGCTCTAGCCCCTTTGTCAGAATACCCTGCAGCCTTCGCAGCATCATCCACCATCTTCTGAGCGGCCTCCAAATTCCCCGCATCGACTGCGGCCATGTATTCCACCTCAAGATTACCCGTGATCCCTGAAGCTAGTGTGGGTGAGCCTGCATCCGGACGCTCAACAGGCTTGTTCATATTAACCTGTTTTCTAAATTGTTCAATAAGAGCATCGGGGCTGTTGGCATCAAAAGCCATCATGGTAGGCTGATACCTGAACCCTGATTCCATAGCCCTGATCTCGTTGACCACGCGCCCCACTGCCTGACGAAGTTGGGGCGTTATGTTCTTAGCCTCTCTGTAATAACCCAGCCTCTTGAGGAATCTCTTAAAGTATCTGATTACATACTGGAGGATACTTGGGTTCTGGGACAGGAAGATGACTTCCTCTTCAGTGGTGAAACCACGGACTACTTTCTGAGTGTGTTGTCTCAGATACTCTTCCATGATTACGACTTGAGAAGAACGATTCCCCTGTTGCCATCCGGCGAGAAGTTCTTCCCGAGTAGTGGCGTTGCCCTCGTCGCCATAGTTACTCATGGCTTGCTCCGCGTCAGCGAACGTCATCGACTCAATGATGGCGTCTTGCTCTTGGGTCGTGATTGTTTTTACTGCAGCCGAGTGAGCTATTTCTTCGTTAGAAATAACTGCCATTACGTTTAGCTGAGTCCTCAAGGGCAGGGGGTCGCCACCGTTCTGCGCATTCAACGATGCTAAGTAAGCCGCTATTTTGATCGGGTTGATCGTCATAACTCCAGTGTCATTACTAACCGACATCATTGATATCGAGTTAGTGTCCACTACGACTTCTACTTCTGGTGGGACGATCTGATTTCTCAGATACTCAATAGTCCTCTCGACATTTTCAAATCCTTCTATCGCGGTAGTTTCTGTAACGCCTGTAGCCGCTCCGAGTCCTGACGCCAGACGAACGGAATCCCTCTGTTCTTGTGCGACCGACTCCGCAATCTGGCCCATGATTGCTTTTGTGGACAGAGGTTCTCTGGGTGCGCGGGGAGAGGCGATGAACTTCTTCTGTGTTTCCGCAATCGAGGATTTAGATAAATCTAATACAGCAGAGAACGCGGAATCAAATGTGGGGTTGCTGCCTTTGATCAGTGACCTTATGTAAGAAATAATTTTCTGGAATATATTTCCGTCTGTCTTTGACGAAGCCGTCATCGACTTCACAAACTTTTGGAAGTCCGTTGAAGTTAAGAAGTGAGCAATGAACTCATCTACGTTCGCGAGCCCATCATACACACGAGTGTCGTGAAACTTGTAAACTTTGCGATCAAACTTAACTGGGTTGAACGGTTCCAACATGCTGACGAAATCAGGTTCAAGCCCCCTAGATGACGTAGACTTAAAGTCTTCTTTTAGCTTTACGATTAAGTTAGTCAGGTTGTTGATCGCGGCTGCTTCTTTCCTACTCTGTTGTGACTGCGGTTTACGAGTCACTTGCGTAACATACGCATGAATCAATTCATGGATCAGAGTGTTGCCCACTCCTCTTGGGTTATACCCAGAAATGTTTATTGAGATAGACGGAGTGCCATCAATGAGCATTTCAAAGTCCCCAGCGTATTCGAGCGACGTGTCGTCGATGGTCAAATCGACGGTGGCTAAAAAGTCAGGAGATTGCAAAAGCAGCTTTGCCACTGCTTTTATATTAGCGTCGTAGTCTACTCCCCCTTCCTTTGAAACTCCGGCAATACGCTTTACAGCTTCGATCAAAGAATCATTGTCGTTAGATTTTAATCCCAGTTCTTCGATATCTTGAGTATTTACTTCTCTATCATGTGCCCGAGACATTCCCGAGGGCTGCGATCTAAGCAAGAGTTTGCCCACGGAGCGCTTGACCTGACTGTGAAAGGCAATCACTTCGCTGTCGGTTATGTCTCTATCGCCAGCTATTTTACTGAGTTTACTTTTCAGTGTGGCCCGATAGCTCTCGTTCGTTTTAGGCGAGCCTTCTACTGAGGCAGACGAAAGAGCCATGATTTGAAGGGCCTCCCGCACGGGGCCTCCAAGCCTGTAGTTCCCTGTTTTGAGGGCTTGCTGAAACCTAATTGAAGCAGGGTTGGCTCGATTGTTTCCTTGGGCCATCCACTGCATAGTAAGCCCGAGCAATTTTCTAGTAGAGGTATTGCCTATGTCTTTCTTAGAAGAAGAGAATACCTCCGTATTAACCAAATTAACTATTGTTTGTTTAAGCGGTCTATCGGCGTCAATCGCAGCAATTGCGTTGGCCTCTGCTTCTTTCAAGATAGAAGCTATCCCTGTTTCTGAGAAAGACCGAGTGCTCTCAGGGAAAGCTGTGTAAGAATCTTCCGCCTCTGCCGAAGGATTAAACTCCTCATTCTGTTGTAGTGCTGAAGCAGATGTGACGCTAACTGTAGAAACAAAAGCAGCGTTAGAATATTTAACTCGATCTTTTTGTTCTTGGAGATACAGATCAGAAATCTCTCTCCCTAAAGATATCAAAGAAACATTCTGATTAGTGAACAGTGCATCCTGTGCCCTTAATCGTAGTTCAATCAGCGCGGACCTTTGGAAGTCTGGGGATAGTTCTCCGGATGACGGAGCCACAAACTGCTCCATACCCAACCCAGAATCTAATCGAGCAAGCAAATCTTTTTTTGTTATCCTCGCGTCTGGAGCAAACGGTGATGGGATAAACTCATCAGGGTCAGTTAATCCTTCAGCTCTAAATGCTACTACTCTTTCTAGCAATTCTACAGTTCTCGTGTAGTCCGGTTGCAAGGTAGCCACCCGATCAAACGGGGTTAATGCTGAAACTACTCCACCATTTTGGGCGATCAGAATATCCGCGACAAAAAAGTTATCCCCTATCTGCGAGAATCTAAAAGCAGGATTTACAGTAGATGACTGCACAACGCTTTCTGGCACTACAATCGGAGTGCCTTGCTCAAACAACCCAAGCATGTTGGCTGGATTGTTATCGAACTGTCCGTTACCAAATCTATCGAGGTAAACTTTACCGCTGCCATACGTTGAGCTTAACGTGAGCCCACCTTGTGGCTCACTTACTTTAACGTCAGGAAACTTTTCTGAGATACCGTCGCTAATCTTTTTATTTGTCGCCGCGATGAACTCGTCAGAAATTGTTCGCTCATTGACGGGTATGCCCAGCCTCTTCAGTTTTGACGCTGCGATTACTTCAGAGAAACCTTTGTCGATGACCGACTGCACAGCGGCCTCTTCTTCGGGGTCAGCTTGCAATTCCTCAAACGAAATCTCTTCGTCTATCTTCAGTCCTTCTAACTCAACCACTCTCTTCTTGAAAGCGTCCCCCCTTAAATCTACAGCTTCTTCTGGGGATACGGCGGTGCCTTCGTTTACATTCTTTTGCAGCGCCCGCATAGCAGGCGACTCGGATGAAAGGTCTCCTGCTTGGGCTTGCCGATCTAGTTTTTTGTAAAGCGCTTCGGCTTCGTCGATTTCTTGTATGATCTGTCTGAACCCAGCTTCGATTGCTTCCGCATCCTCTTTCTTACTGGGGTCGATGACTCGCTGTGTTTTTACAGTAGCCGAATCTACAAACTGATTACGATTAAACTTAGGTGACTCTTTTTGTCCTGCGATAAGCCCGCGTATAATAGCGTGGTCAGAGTTTTCGTTAGCGCTGCTCTCCGCTAAGGGCAGTTCTAGCTGACGCATCATCTCTCCTTTTGCTTCAATAGTAGATGGGTCTAACCCAGAAACGACAGGGGTGTCTTCCGCCAATACTTCGGAGATAGCTTTAGCTGTAGTAGTCGGATTTACTCTTTCAGTTAAGCGGGCCTCGAACTCTGGGTTCGATGTGATACCCGACGCAAGTTTCTCTGACTCTGAATCTGTTTCTTGGGTGTCTCCCGCCAATAACTCAACTGCTTCTTCAGGGGCGGGGACTTCGGACCTTCTTTGATCCCGCCTGCCCCGCTCAGATATTATCGCTCGGAAAACATCTGCAGTTATGGGCGAACCATTTTCAGTTAATTCACGGGAAGCGTCTTCTAAAATTTGATCCAAGAACATGCTCTGTTCTCTTTGTTTGAGAACATCTGGCTGAAGTCGGCTGAGCCCTCTCCGAACAAGAGGGACAGACCCACCCATAACTCCCCCTAGAGCTACTGCATGGAAAGTCTGTTGCATCCTTTCGAGCATCGGAGTGTTCTCGTCGAGAGCAGCATCAGTAATCAGAGTGTTTACAAACTCATCAATGCCCTCTTCGATTCCTTCGTCTACAACATTTTTACCAATGCCTTTGGCTGTGCCAAATGCATGTTTCTTCATAGCAGATTTGATTGCCTTTCCGGCTGCATCAAGAAGGTCCCCCTCGACCATATCTGTTACCGACTTAGCAACCATGTTCATTTGCTTTGTTGTCAACCCTCTGAGCAAGGCATCTTCCAAACCTCCTTTGCCGATTAAACTAAAACCTGATACCAAAGACCCAGTAAATGTCATGGCCATAAGCCCTGAACCAAGGGCTCTGTCATGTGCCTCTTCAGGAGTTACATTCGGATCCTGCTTCAGCTGATTGTAAACCGCGCCATAAGTTGCCGCCCCAGATCGTGTGCCCGCAGGAATAAATACCGCCGGAAGATTGCCTAACTGAGCAGATAATTTACTGTTATACGCTTTTAGAATATCAATTGCACCTTCTTTTGAGCCTTTGATAAAGTTGGCCGCGATCAGGTCTTCCGCTTGATCAGCTACTGACTTAGCCGAACTTGTCCTAAGTGTATTAGAAGTTATCGCTTTAATAATCCCTTTGCCTGTCAAACTAGCAGAAGATTTTCCGCCTGCTTTCAGGGCAGCATAAGCAATACCCCCCGCTCCACCAGCGGGTGCGGTGCCTGCGGCTAACAACGCCGTTGCACTAATGTCAATTAACATAGGAAAAGCGGTCTCTCCTAAATCTTGAAAGAACCCAAACTCTTGTCCGAAGACAGAAGCGAGTTGTCTACGGTCGGAGTTCGCCTGACTGACTGACGCTAAGTAATCTTTTGCTGGGTCAGCCCCAAGAGCAGCTGGCAGTGCGGCGACTAATTGCCCGAATCCGTTTATAAACGACATACCAATTCCGGCTGCCCGTTGGGCGAACTCGTTGTAGTTGTCTTTATCTGCTACAAAGCCTTCTAGTATTTTGTAGTCATCAACTCCTGCTGATCTACCAACGACTAACGATTTATTCCATTCATCAGAGACAGCTGACTTTGAGAGGAACTTATCCAGATCAACAAATTGTGTTTTAAGAACGCTGATCCGTTGTTTGTTCAGCATTGTCTTAACGTCATCACTCAAGTCGGGATTCGCTGCAAGCGTCTTGTCGAAGACATCTTTGTTTATCATGGCCTGCATCGACATTGTTGGTAAGCCATACCCTCCCAGCCTAAGATTTTTCCCAACATCAGGATCGTCTGCATCGTGGAACTCGAACATTTGTTTGTTCGTGGCGTTTTCTAAAACCATTTGTTCCAACGCCAGCTGCATATCTTCAGGGCGCACATCATACTTAACCGCATACTTCGCGGCTAATTGATCCATATCAATACCTCTAGCTTCGTCTACCGCTTTGCGCCTTTTTTCCGCTGCGTCCACCTCATCTCCCCGACCCATAACTCGGCTCAAAATATTAACTCCAAAACGTCCCATAGAGTTAAACTTGTGCTCGACCCAGTCCATTGTGCTATACTCGCTTTGAGCCGCTTCCGTGGATAGTCCGTCGAGTTCGATATCAAACTCAGTGTTTTGCTTGCGCTCTTCTTCGAGAAATCTTTGCGCGGCGGCAATTCTTTTTATCTTATACAGAGGCTCTTTAAAGCCATCGGGAATAGCGAGCTGCGCCTGCGCTGCCAGTGCATCCTGCATCCGGACTCCTGCATCCGAAGATATTTTAAGTGCGCTAACTAGATTCATGTCAGCTGCAGCATCCCCAACATACAGCTCTCCTGTGGACAAGCGAGCCATCGGCAACTCACCCGAGTCTACTTGTGCCCTGAACGAATCGTCTTTACTATCGTCAGACGGTGCGCCCTCTAATTCAGAGATTTGTTTCTGGACCTCTTCAAAGTTAGACCCATCATCATTCAGAATTTTGTCCCGTCTAAGAACGTCTACAAATCCTTTTCTAAAACCTTCTTCTATCTCAGCAGTGTAAGCATCTGCTTTGATGTATTCTTCGCGGAGATAATCCCCGAACTTTAATCTACTCTCCAAAGGATTGTCGTAGACGTTGGCACTAGACCACTCGGAAAACCCGAGGGTATTAACAGTTGGGGTATCAGTTTGCTCTGTCATAGCAGATGCGATTGGATATGTAGGTTAAGAGAGAATATTATTCTTTTGTATAAGCGTCTTTTCCTGCGCTAGTTTCGGCGCTACCGCCAGCGGTATTCAGATCATTAAGGAATGAAAAAACAATACCGTTAAGTTTGTTAAGAAGATAACTCTTACGGGAAGCGTCGTCGTAAAATCCACCGTCTTCGTATTCCTTGCTTTCAAGGTCCACATACGCCTCGAACTCTTTAGGACTAAGCTGACGTTTAGCGATGCCCCGCATTCTTTCGCTCTCGTCTTTATCAAGACGAAACTCACCACCGCCTCCGCGCACTCTCGCGTCTTCTACTTTATCGGTGCCGAACTCAATACCAGAGCCTGTGGTATCAGGTTTTCCAAACCCAGAAATATCGTTGATGTCTTTCTGCAGTTGCCTAGAAAGGTTGGACCTCCGCTCACTAAGACCGCTTGCCCGCGCTTTTGCTTTGTTGTCTGAATCGACAGACTTAGCAACTTCGAGCAGCCCTCGTTCGGTATCCGTAACCCTACCGTCTTCGTTGGCAAGAGCAGTCGCCCTGTCTACATCTCCTATATTAGCCAACGCAGTGATATTCCTAGCCTGCGCTTCTTCTTTGGCTTTAAGGGCGGACGAAGTAGATGCCGCTGTATCAAATACTGTTTTCAACAGAGAGCTACCCGCCATCAATGGGTTTCTTGCAAAAACGTTTTGTCTTCTGTCGTTAATGGCTTGAACCTTTTCAAACGAGTCGAGTTCAGGATTATTGCGAATCTCTGTAAGAGCAGAAGATTCTTCGGCAATAATTTCAGCCTCTATGTTTTTTCTCTGATTCTCTTCTTTAATTTTTTGAAGCTCCAACTGAGCTTTTTCAAAAGCTAGTTGCTGTATCCTATCTTTCCGGCGGTCTGCAAGGATTTGCATACGGGGAGCACCGTAAGTCTCATAAAGATATGCTGAATTAGCATCTGATATAGGACGGCCAAAATGCTTTCCCTCCATAGAGGCAAAGTCATCTTGATAAGAAATAGAATCTGACATTATGAAAGAGTTTTGATATTATCCGCCCCTTTTTCAACAAGTGCGTCGTTTGTTTGTTTATCGGCAAGAGCCCTCTCTTGTTCTTCGCGGAGTTTTCTTCTTTCTTCTGCTTCTCTTCTACGGAACTCTTGCGATTTAATACGAGGCTCGCGGCTAAGGGCTGCCATCATTCTAAGTTTTCCAGCTTCTGTCCTATACCCATCACGCTCTAACGCACGAGCTTCTTTTAGAAATCGCCCTCGGTCAGACATGAGCTGACGAGAAGGAGCGTTTAGTCCTCCAACAGAACCCGCAAGCGCACTTCCTCTTTCGGGTTGACCCGCTTCACGTTTCACACGCGCTTCTTTCCGGTCGATTGCGGCTAAGAACGTAGCATCATTAGCAAAATCTTGCGGACGTAGCCCAAGCTCAACAGCACGTTTTCTTTTTTTATCCTCTTCTTCTTTTCGTTTTAGCTCTTCGACAATCGCAGTTGGAGTGACTCCTCCTTCGGGGTCATCAACATCCACTTCAGTCATCGGAGGAAGTCCGGTCTCTTCTACTTCGACTTCTCCAGATCCGTCTACTTCAAGATTAGACGGGTCTAGCATAACCGGAGGTGTCTCGCCAAATATAGCGTCTCGCGTGATTGGCTCCGCAAAGGTCCTTGGCGCAGTGTATTTCATTTTTGGTAAACCTTCTGTTGCCAAACCGGATTTAGCCACAAACCCTTCGGGGCCAGCTAAGAAGAATTTTTTACGTTCTTCTTTAGAAAGTTTTCCGTCCCCGTCTTCGTCAAACATCTCTACTAACTCACCACTTTTTTGTGCCTTAACAAAGGCTTCACGCTCTTTCTTGCCAAACGCAACTTTTCCTTCTCGCTTTAAGCGATCCGCTAATTGTTGTCCTTGCCGCTCAAGTATCGCTTTGTAACTTCTAGGTGCCGTGGCAAATCTTTTCTCCTCGGCATCTTTGAACTCAGCATCGTCGGCAGCTCCCGCAAACAACGCTCTGTCTGCTGGACGAATTTCGCTAAGGATAGACGAATCGTAAGCATCACGAAGTGCTTGTCCTCTTTGTTTTTGGAACTCAGTATTAAATCTACTATCAGCTGATCCTTGATCCGGACCAAACTCCGGATCGTCACCTCTATTAAAATCAAGAACTTCTTTGGCCGTTTCAAAACTAGCAGCTGCAGAGCCTACAGGATCTAGTCCTGCCATAGCGGCCCTGCCAATATTAGATGCGGAAAACACATCAGGGATTCCGTCTCCATCAGAATCTGGTAGCGGTTCGTCTAATACTCCTCTTGCACCCCCACGGTAGCTATCAAGAACTTCTCTCCTGTAGCTGTCATCTCCCGACATCTTACGGCCTTTCAATGCTTGAGCCGCTATCGTAACCGGCAAGATTGCTTTGCCCGCTATTTTAGCGGCGGGCTTTACTAGCTTAGGCGATTTAACAACAGCGCGAGCTGTGTCTTTTGGTAGGTCGCGGAGCCGTCTCCGTTTTGTAAGAACCTCTATTGCGCGGCTTGGCTTTTTAGCTTTAGGTTTTTTTGGTGAAGCTGGGCGTTGTCCCCCTGACAAGGTTCTTTCCATTTTGGGGGGCTGTGCTTTACGCCTTGCCTTATTGGCAATATTCTTACCTACGTTTAGTAACGACTTGGCTATCTTTTGTTTTACGCTCATCGTTATAGTCCAACTCCGGACCCTTGTGGAATGTTAGAATCAGGGTTGCGTCCGAGTCCTCGATAAGAGGACGCTTGCCCAATATTAGAATTAGGGTTGGGGCCTAACCCCTGATAGCGGCCAAACGCACCTCCACCCGATTCCTCTCTCGCCTTCATGAGCGCCTCTTTTTTACTTTTTTGCTTCTCTTCCTTCTCTTCCTCTTTGCGTTTTTTCTCACGCTCGGGATTAACGAATTTTTTTTGTTGCAGCTTACGCTCAGGTTTTGGATCGGCTGCGGGAGCAGGGGGTTCATCATCTTTATCAGCCATGGGGTTGGCTGCAAATTTTGGAGCTCCCGCTAAATTAAACATAGCCGGTGGAACGGCAAAAGTTGTGGGGTCAAAGAATCTAAATTCAGACATCCTTAAAAGGCTAAAGTGCGGAATAAGAATATGAATTAAAGGGTTTTGTGTCAATCCAGCAAAACGGCATCGCGGTTTTGTAACGCCTGCCCTAACTGCTTAATCGTAGTTCTCCGATATGGCTTTCCGTTCTTTGGATCGTCAGGTGGGTCTACGGCTACCAGCCCAAGTCTTTGGCGGGCACAATCTAGTGCTAGAAATGCAGCATCTGCAAGGTCAGGGCTCCTTCCAAAACGAGCTTTGAATTCTGGTTTTGTTTCAATTTTAACTTTTAAGGTGCCGCTCTTCACCATGTCGTAGTTACGACTCGTAATTTCTTGAGCTAAATCAGCGCTAATTCCAAAGACTTGACGAGTTCGCATTAACTCTTTGCCCACGAACCAAAGCTCTGACACCCTATTAACGTATAGTTCAGTGCCTTTTGCCTGACTGTTAGCACTTACTCGTTTGTCGCTTGCTTTGCCTCCGAATCCTACACGCAAGAATCCACTAGCCCATTCTCCAGCAAGCACGTCACAAAACGGAGCCCCCGCTCCTGTTGCGTCTACGGCAACATTCTCAGCAGGTATGTTGTTCTTAACACAATAATTTTTTATCTGTTTAACTATTTGGTATGTTCTAGGAATTGATTTGTTTGTCGCGTCATCATTCAGATGAACGGCGTCCCCAAACTCAATAACATACTGTCCTGTTATGTCATACCCCACAGCTGCCGTGTAAAGAATGGTTCGGTCTCCTCCATTTGTAAATGCGGGGTCGATTCCTGCTACAAAAGTAGGCTTACCTTGCCACTGAACTTTATTCATGGCTTTGCTTAATGTTAATTCATTTTCTCCATATATGCCTGTTGTTTCATCCGAATCAAAGAATATGGCCCGAACCATTCGCATGTAGCCCCTAGACTCTGGACCTAACAAACCTTTATCCTCGTCAATTTTTTCTTGGGTAGGAAGCCAAGGATAAAGAACTTCTCCGGCTACAATATTAGGGGACCGCTCTCCATCTAAGCGTATGTAGTCGCCACCCCATTTAGTAGCCCACCCGTCGTCTTGATTAGTGTCTACTGAATCCCACCCGTTAATTGGCTCTGACCAGATCCCAAACGCATCAAATCGCGAGTTGGGGTTGCTCATGCCAATAAGCTGGAACTCAGGGTTTTTTGAGAGGTTAGATAAGCCAGCCTGCAAGATTGCTTCTGATAACTCCGATAGCTCATCTCCGATTAAGATGACTCTCTTTTGTTTAATACCGATAAATTTACCAACTGCTTCCCGCGTTTTGCTTTTCTCAGCCGCGATCAGAGAGATCCCAGCTCGTTCTATTAGTGTTCCTTTTTCGTCAATGTAGGCTGCGTTTCCAATTGAATCCCGAATCTTGATCGGTGCGCCATCAATCACGGAAAGCAAAGACATGACAGACCCCCAAATTCGCTTGCGTGCTTCGCGCAGCGTAGTCGAGGTCATTAAGACTAATGTGTCTTTGGGTTTAGAAAGCCAATTAACAATACCCCAAGCCGCCATGGTGTGGGACTTTCCCGATGATGCGGAGCCCCCAACAGCTAAGTATTTATTGTTTAGTGCCGCCCAAACCATTTGTTCTGCCCAAGGGTGGCGTATCATTAATTTTTCAGGCAGGTCTTCGTGGTTCCAGAGCTCGTCGCAGATTCTCCAAAAATAATACTCTTTTGCTCTAAGATGCTCGTGGTTTGCAAACCCATACAACAAACCAGTTATCATACTGGTAGGAGGAATTGACAACCCGCCTATGACCATGCGTTTTGTTTTCGAGTCTATTCGGGGCTCTAGTATCTGCTTGATGCTTGCATCGCTTACGGCCATAATAAAAATCACAGATTACGCCCTTCAACCGTGCCTGACAAATCTAAAGACTCTCTTCAACAACGGGCCTTATCCATGTATAAGGCGAACTGGAAGACTGTTTCGATTGCTAAAGAGCTCGGGGTTCACCCCGGCACGGTGCGAAGATGGTTCAAAAAAATTGGCATCCCCGCTAAGAAAAATGGCCTGCATCCTCCAGTTGTAGAAGAAACTGATGAGTCACCAAAAGACTCTATAGAACAGAGACTAGAGGCTACTACCGATGAAGCTATTCTTCGCGCGAGCCATGACGCGAGGCAAAAAGAGGACGAAACTATTTTGGAGATTGCTGAGAGTCAGTCAACTCCGGCTGACAAATACCAACACTACGCTGCGGCAACCGGCATCAAACTGATGCGGGACAGCGTAAAAAATTTAAGAGCTCCTCGAACAATACGAGAACTCTCTGAACTAGATCAGTTTATTCGTAGGAATTTAGGCCTAAACGCAAAGTCTGGGGGTAGCAGTAAAATGCAAATTGATATCTCCATTTTAAATAACACTAAAGCAGATAGAGGAAAAGGAGCTGTAGCACCAATAATCGACGTAGACTAATGATCTTTGATTTTGATTCGGGTGCTCCAGAGTTTGAAGGCGCGAATTATCATCCGTCTGATGATCCTTACTTCTACAGACAAACTGATCCGACTTGTTATCAAGGATTTTACGAAAGGGTCGAGTCTAAGAAAACAAGTATGCTCATGTTTAGTGAGCTGAAAGACGCTTACATAGGTGTTGTCGAGCACGCGAGACACCCAACAATTGCGTGCTACTCAATAGCGGGGACTAGAATAATTCTTAAAGAAAAACACGGACTTACTGAGGACGAAGTCGATTTAGCCTTAGATCAATTAATGTCCTGTGACTTAGGTCCTGCCACTCCTTGTTTTTTAGATTCAACCGTCTTGAACAAATGAGTCAACTATTCCCAAACAGGGCGATTGAGACGAACCCGAAAGTCTTAATAAGAAAAGACAATGTTTCTAGTAACGATTTTGGGTTTGTAAAAAAGACCCTAGTTGGAACTTTTTTTAGAGTCACGCCTAGCAACGCGAAAGAAGTTATTTTTTTGCAGGGCCTTCCTAAGAACTACATCGTGTTTACCCCAGAGCACGGCAACGGTCTCATCATATCTCCGTCATGTCTGAAGAACCAATCATCATAGTTGGAATCGACAACGGATTAGACGGTGGGCTGTGCGCTATTTCTAGCCACGGATTAATCGTCGATAAGATGGCGATGCCATGCAAACAACTCAGCAAAAAACGAGAGGTCGATACCAAGAAAGTTTACGACTGGTTGGTAAACCTACACAGCCCATTTTGCCTCGCGGTAGAAGAACCACTCGCACACGCAAAAAGTTCGCAAGCGGTTAGGTCTATGGCCATCAGCTTTGGAAAAATTGTAGGCATGGCTGAAGCAAAGGAGTTTGAGATTTTCCGAGTATCTGTTCATAAGTGGCAAAAGAAAATGTTGGGTAACGTGCCAAAAGGGATGTCTAAGGTGGCGGCTTTAAACGTAGCTGAACGGCTCGCCCCTTCAGAGAACTGGCTAAAAAACAAACGCTGTCGAACTCCGCACGACGGAATGATCGACGCTTTTTTAATTGCTCAATATATTTTGACAGGGCGGTCTAAGGATGTATGATCGGGGCTATGCCCGATTCTCACTCAGATAGAGACCACGCAGAATTTTCTCCGTCTGCTTTAAAATACATAGCCGGTTGCGCGGGGTATCACGGTAAAGAAGGGACAAGCGCAGCAGCCGAAAAAGGCACACGAATTCACGAGGCGCTAGAGATTAATGACACAACTAACTTAGAGAGCGAAGAAGAAGTTAGTATCTTTGAGCAAATCGTCGAAGAGGAAGAGTCGTTTATTTTTAACTACGCACAAAACGGTAGAGCCGAAAAACGCGACTACAAAGAAGTCCAGCTTACTGTAGAGCTAGAGGGCACGTCAACGTGGGGCACTTGTGACCGGCTAACTATGTTTGATGACGGAACAGGGATACTAGCAGATTACAAAACAGGGATTAGTATGATTGATCCCCCAGAAAAAAATTGGCAAGCGCAAGCATACACGGTGGGCGCATTTCAAAAGTTCCCTGAACTAAACGAGATTGTGTTTGTGTTTTACGTTCCGGTAAGGAACGAAACTTTGTTCTACACTTTCACTAGAGATGATCTCCCCGTCTTAGTCAGAAAACTTTCTGAGGTAATTAAAAAAGGAGAACGGGTCCGACCAAAATGGCAAACGGGAACTCCTGAGTTATCTGATCTTACACCTACAGTTAATTGCAGATTTTGTCGCCACGAAGATGCGTGTCCGGCTCTTGGGGGGCTGGTTATCTCTGTAGCTAAAAAGATAAACACGGAACTTCCCGACGTGGATATACATGATGTTAGTGATCCTGAAGTCATCGAACAGCTTTGGCTTATCGCAAAGATGGTTTCTAACTGGGCGGACCACATAAAAAAGAAAGCTATTGGGATGGCAAAAGAAGGGGTCGAGTTCCCAAGTCTTAGACTAAAGAGCATGGGGTCTCCTAAAAAAGTAGACGACAACCTCGGGGTTCTTGGAGTGGCTGAAAAGTTTGGCATGACCGCCGAAGAACTTATTGAAGCGGCCAATCTTCCACTAGCTAAGATCGCAAAAGCAGTCGGGGAAAAAGCGGAAAAGGGGCAGCGAAAAAATATTTCTCAAGAATTTGTTGACGAGTGCCTCGCAGAAGGTATGGTCTCGATCAGTCCGGAGAGACACACTCTCTCCTAAACAAGAAACAAGAAACACGAAACACAATGGCAGGAAAAATTAAGGAAGCCACCACGACGGAAATCATGTCCCCAGCGGCCATGATGATTGAACCAAGCGACATCGAGATCCCTCGGATCAACGTGGTGCAAAAAACGTCTGAGATTGATGCGCCTTTTGGCAGCATCGTTTTGGACAAACAGTTCGTTATTGCGGAAGCAGAAACAGATCCAGAGAACTCTCTCAAAGCTGTGCCGGTTTCTGTAATGAAGGGCTGGCGGGAAGACATCCCATATGATGATGACGAAGTCCCTCGGATTGCTAACTCGCAAGAGGAGCGCGATCAGATCGCGAAGTCATCTGATTATCCGATGCTTGAGTTTGCGGATATTACTCTGGCGATTGCAAAACCAGAGGACACATCTGTAGACCACGCATTCCCGTTTCCGATTGGAGATGAGTTCTTTGCACTCGGTCGCATCAATGTGGCCAAGGATGCGTATCGTCAGACCTTTAAGCGTCTCGCTACGTTTACTCTGTTCAATCCTGATACCCCCGCGTTTATGAGATACTGGGACTTTACGTCCGCTCTCATCTCTCGGGGCAAGTATTCATGGTATGCTCCATCTCTCACGTTTACCGAAAAGGAAACGAGTGAGGCCGTGCAGAAATTTGCCAATAACTTTTCAAGATAATGGCAGATTTTGACCACACCACAATTGAGGAGGAGATCAAAATGCTGACTAGCATGATCGCCGAACTTGATGACCAATTGGAGCAAACGAAACAGGGAAGGATTAAGCTCATCAACATTCGAGCAGCTCTTGCTTCTTCGATCGGAGAGGAATTGAAAGTTGAAGACAAAGATCAGTTGAGTCTGAGTTTTGTTGTAGACGGAAAAGAAACCGAAATAGGAAGCGAGTAACCATTCGGGTATTGTGGCGGACTCGTTGTTGTTGTTGGGTCTGGTTATCAGCATCGCCCTCGCCGTAACCACATAAAAGCGGCGGCAGCTTGCCCCCTACTGGTTTTTACTTTTTCCAGTAGGGGGTCTTTTTAAGACATGAAAACTTATGCACTCGATTACGAGACTTATTATGACAAGCGCTGTAGCATACGGACGCTTGGGCCTATGGGTTACTTTACCCACCCAGATTTTGACGCCTACATGCTCACAGTCAAAGGGACTGACGGGACAGAATTTGTTGGGCACCCCAAGGAGTTTAACTGGGATTTGTTAATTGGTAATAGAGCGATTAGTCACAACGCTGCTTTTGATGAAACCTTATATCTACATGGAGCTACCGAAGGATGGTGGCCGGAAGTTACCCCCCTCGAATGGCACTGCACGGCCGACTTGGCAGCGTATGTTCGGCTTCCTCGCTCTCTTAAAGGCGCGACTAATAAAGCATTTGGGATCGAAGTAGATAAAAGCACACGCGACAATATGAGCGGCAAGCGTTGGGAGAACATGACCGACGAGTTCCGCGAAGAGGTAAGGCGTTATGCTATGGTAGATGCCGAACTATGCCTTCGTTTATGGGAAGAATTTAGTGATCAATGGCCCGACCATGAAAGAGAGATAAGTATTCTTAACAGAAAAATATCTCAAGGAGGTATCCCGATAGATACGCGCCTCCTCAAACAGCAACTAGAGGTAGTCAAAGAAAAGCTGTTTGAAGCGGAAGCAGCAATTCCTTGGCTCGGCAATAAGCCATTGTTAAGCCGTGCCGCATTTGACGAAGAGTGCCAAAAGGTAGGTATTGAGCCCCCAGCTAGTCTGGCAAAGACTAATCCAGAAAGTCAAAAGTGGATAGACTTCAATAGTCAAAAACACGATTGGATAGAAGCCACACAAAACTGGAGAAGAATCAACGCGCTCAAAAAGAAGATAGAATCTTTTGATGTCGCTACAATGCCAGACGAACGGTATTACGGGGGCTTCATGTATTTCGGAGCGCACACCGGACGTTTCAGTGGAAGTGGGGGCAATCTGAACCTACAGAATCTTCCTAGAGAAGAAATGTTTGGGGCGAACCTTCGTCACTTAATATCAACAAAAGAAGACAAGCGCTTAGTTGTGGCCGACTTGAGCCAGATTGAAGTCCGGACTCTTTGTTGGCTGGCAGGAGACAAACAGATGCTGGCTGAAATTGAAGATACCGAAGACATATACGAAGCGTTTGCTATTCGTTTTGGTAGGTGGGACAAAGAAAAAGGATCTTTGAAACAAGACCCTAAACTTCGGCACAAAGTTAAAGCTATGGTGTTGGGGTGCGGGTATGGCGCGGGCAAAAAGCGTTTCGCAGAAATGTCCGGCATGACTCAAAAAGAAGCTGACGCAGCTGTTGACTTGTATCGGGCGTCAATGGAAACAGTTACTCGCTTATGGCAGGACTATAATTCTGATATAAGGGGGGCTTACACTTTGTCAGATCAAAGTGTGCCCACTCCTTTTACTGTCGATCTTCCGAGCGGACGATCGCTAGACTATGGACTAATATCAGCGGATAAAGTTGAGGGGGGAAGGTTACAATACGTCGCTCATTTTCCAAAAGGGGCGAAGATGATTCCGATAAAACTATGGGGAGGATTTGTCGCAGAGAACGCATCGCAAGCGTTAGCCAGAGATATTTTTTCGGACATGCTTGTCAGAGTGAATGCAGCAGGCCATAAAATTATCATGCACGTTCACGATGAAATCGTTGTCGAAGCTGATGCTGATAAAGCAGAAACTGTTTTATCAGAACTATTGGATATTATGTCCACTCCTCCGGATTGGATTACTGATATTCCTCTTGCTGCTGATGGGGCAATCTTAACTCGATACACTAAATGACATATCGATATATTAAAAATCTACGCAACTCTGATGCTCACAAGTCATCTGACTTGTCTAAACTTTCTCACCCTATCCCAGCCTTTAAAACAAAGGCAGAGTATCGTTCTTGGTGTGCGAACATAAATACGGACCATGTTTTTTACAGCGCCTTAGAAGGAAGAGCTCCGTCTAAAAGAATATCTGGAGAAAATCCAGTGAACAAAGTTCACGGCATCGTAGCTGATTATGACGCACCTGTGAACTGGAATGGGATTGATGTTAAGATCGCCGCTATGTGCGGTAATAATCTCCCAACATGGAGGACTAAAACATACAGCGGATACCTTCGTCTTGTGTGGGAGTTTGAATCGCCCCTTCCTATTTCGCCAGAGATGTTTGGGGAGTTTTCTAAACAGATAAAATCTATTCTTAACCTTAAAAAAATTACTGCAGGGTTTGACGAAACTTCATTGAACCCGTCCCAGTATTTTGAACTGGGGGTTGACTGGACAAAGATTGGCCTCCCGCTGCCAAAAGCAGTGTTCACTACCGCCCTGTTGAAAGCAGCAGAAAAATCGCCCCCTCAGTCCGGCGACACGCTTATCCCAATAGATGTTGTTTCAGATAAGGTTCTTTCTGACTACGGCCACAGATGGGTCGGAGACTTTGATATTGGGGCTCGCGGTCCCCTATTCTGGATCGACGATGGCATTGATAGAGAAGGGTGTCAGGTTTCAGAAGAGGGCATGATATGCTACTCCGATAGGGCCGGAAGAGGCTTTATGTCTTGGGCGGATATATTTGGGCAAAATTTTGTATCGGCCTACGAACAAAAGAAGATGGGGTCTTTACTCGATGAGTATTGGTTTAACGGCAAAAAGTTTTTCAAGCTGCTAGACAATATCGCGGTCGAAATACCCAGAGAACAACTCGTATTAGAACTTAGACAAATGGGATTCTGCCCTAAGCAAAAGAAAGGCAAACCATTATCGGAAGTAGAAGCAGCTATTCTAGTAGTAAGCAATCAGAACAGGATTACTGAAATTGCTCCGGTAGTCTTCTCGAAAGAGAGAATCGTAGAAGAAAGTGGAAATCGGATACTCAATACTTCAACCGTAGAACCAGTCGAGCCTGCTGAAGATGGAGACCCACAATATTGGCCGTTCATCCACGCATGGCTGCACCAACTTTTTGAGAACTCTACGTCTCGCCCCACGGTAGAATACTTCTTTGCGTGGCTAAAAAGATTTTATGAAGCGATACTAGAAAGAGAAACAAGACAAGGACAGGCGCTGATTTTAGTAGGGCCAACAAATAAAGGTAAAAGTTTACTATCTAACCGAGTTATTTCTGGTCTTGTAGGGGGTTTTTCTGACGCATCTGACTACCTATCGGGCCACACAAAATTTAATAAAGACCTTGGTCGAGTCGCGTCGTGGGTTATTGATGACACCACCAGTGCGAGTTCTTTTCAAGATCAACGTAAAGCGACGGAGCTAATTAAGAGGGCTGTTGCAAACCCACGCATCGAGTATATGGCTAAATATGCCGATTCTATTTCAATCCCATGGGCGGGCCGAGTTATCATGTCGTTGAATATGGACGCTAATAGCCTGTCTGTCATTCCCGCACTTGATAGCAGTAATCGCGATAAACTAATGGCCCTGCGTGTTAGTGACAACGCTACTAGCAACTTTCCCCCAAACAAAATGTTGGAAGCGACAATTAAATCTGAGCTGCCTCACTTTGGTAAGTGGCTTCTTGATTGGAAGGTCCCTCAAGAAATCGAGTCTTATGGACGGTTTGGCGTGACGAGTTTTATCGACGTGTCGGTTTCTTCTGCAGCTTACGATAACTCAAGCCGGTCTGCCGTCGCAGAACTGGTCGAGTTCTTTGCAAAGAAATGCCGAGGCCTTAACGACACGTTAAGAACGTGGGAGGGGACACTTACAGAATTTCAAGTAACCCTCCACGATTTTAACAACGGAAGGAACGTCGGTATGTCCAACAATCTTGAGTTTGTTCGACGGGGGATGTCTGCTTTGGAAGAAGCTGGCAAAGCTAACAGTAACATACGGCCCGTGAAATCTGTGGGGCAAGGAGGTGGGAAGGTGTGGACGATAAGCGTTGAAGAGAAATATGATATTCTTCCGGCTACAGTCTCATAAAGAAGATGGGGATCGTAAAGCTGAGATCGGAATATGATATCCTGAAACTTTGTATTTGAATCCGTAATCGTCTTCTTCTCCTTTACGCTTAAACTCTCCTTCAGCAATGAGTCTATTTTTTGTGACCCAGCCTAGCATCCACGCTCGGGTGAGGTCCTTACGGACGCGGACGAAAAAATAATGGCTTGCCTTGAGGGGCTTGCCTTCAGGACAAACTACAGAAGCGGTGTAGTGTGGGCGGGGTTTATCACAGCATGTCTTGGACTTTACGTCGATTTTTCTATTTCCAAGTAAGTAGTCATGCGTGAGGGAAAAATTTCCTACATACTTTGACTCTGGGAAAAGAAGCCCAAACCCAATCTCACCCAAGAAGCCAGTCATTCGACCAGCTCCACGGGTGAATGAATTGGGAAGAACGCCGAGATTCTGGCTTCGCTCGAACGCCTGCTTTACATTCTCAGAGTTCGGGATGAACTTAATAAGTTTGCTCCGTCCCTCTTTAGAAAATTGACGGGGCAGTTTTTTCTTCATCTACCAGAGATGCTTACACGCCCAATATCTTGCTGTAGTTTTGTCCTTTGCCGTGGCGCAATTATGCCGCGCTCGAAAGTTAGCACGACGTTTGGGGTTCTTGTGTTTTCGGAAATCAGAGTAATCACGATGTCCGTATGACACTTTTTTAATTTTGTCTCCCTGTTTGCCGAGAACAACAAACTTCTTCTTGCTCCCTTTAGGAGCTCGTTTTGGTTTGTTGAACCCAGCAAACGTCTCGCCGAGATACGAGATCCGGCCAGAGGGCAATCGTTTGAATCGTTTAGTAGCCACTGCCACCCATCATTTTTCCGTTTTTCTTTTTAGCCATTTTTTTATGGCTAAACCCTTTATTCTTCAGAGCAAGATGCTCTTTGAATGTTTTTGTCATAACCGCTTTTTTCCCGTCAGGGGAATACATCATATGCGGTTTGAAGTCCTTTTCACTTTTAGGTCCTTTCATATCTATTTATTTTTTGATTTTACGTTTTCGTTTTGAGGGGGATTTACCTGATGCCCTCAAAAATGCTCGGCGTTCTGCTTCGGTGTATTTAGCGCGGGTCTTGCCGCTGGCTTTAGCTTTACGTTTGCGCCTAGTTCCAGCCGCGTATTCAGAAGCAGACAAAGATTTTATCGCGGCGTCTGGCAAGTATCGCTCTCCTGTCTCCGAAGACTTCTTGCCTGATTTAGTTCTCCACTTTTGCTTTGTCCAATTGCGGAGGGATTGTTGTGATTTTCGTAAAGCCATAATTTTTAATTACGATATCCCCCACCAGCTTTTCGATACCTCGCAGCCAGCAATTGCGCTTTTCTCGCGCTCCACACTCCACGAGGTCCGCCTTTTGATCCCGCTTTAATCCTCTGAAACAGCCGCTTTCGCATAGCTGGTTTCGTGTAGTTACCAGCTTCATTGACGCGGGATTTAGATTTTTTCTTTTTAGCCATTATACTTTGAATCTTTTGCAGAATCTTTCCCACGCAGGGAAAAACAACTCTTCTATACAAACTACCAAACTTTCTTCCTCGAAGGAATCCAATCTATCGAGTCCGCTAAATGCGAGACAAGCGTGGAGCATCTCATGGCGAACAGTTGTTTTTACGTCTGCGGGTTTTAAATTTTTATCAATGACTATCGTTTTACGCTCATGCGAGTAATAACCATAATATCCTTTAGAGCGGTTGTTCTCATCGCTCAAATCTTCTCGTATTATTTTAACCGGAACTCCGGCTATACGAATTGATTTGGGGACAGTCATCCTCCTGAAAATTTTGTTATTGCTCTGACAAACACACCCGCCAATTTGCCCCGATTATTGTTTATAGACTGCCACTCTTCACAATTACTGCCAAAAAAAGGCTCTGCGATAACTGCTGCGCACGGCGTTTTCCTTAAAAAAAGACTGCCCCTTTGATCTGCGCTTCGGGGTTTTGCCCCACGAGATTTCATGTCAGGATATGTTGCCTCCATTTCATCCCGCAAAGTATATGCTAACTTGCTGCCTTTTTTGCTGCTGTGCCAGTAAAGCCATTCGTGCCCAACAGCAGAAGGGCTTGCTGAATTAAAATGAAACTCAATCACGGCATCGATGCCGTCGTCTTTAAGCATTTTAGCAAGATTGGCGATACCATCAGAATAACTATCCGCGTTGTAGTCGTCGTAAATTTTAAACTCTACAGGCAACGGGGTAGCAATACGCCGAACTAAATCGCTATTAAACATCCACTCCGAAATAGAATAGCCAGACTCACGAGAAGTCATGGCCCCCTCGTCTCCTCGACGAGAATGTCCTACTGCTAACCCAATCTTCATTTCTTAATCAGTCTGTAAAGTGAAGCTACTCCTACTGCGATGCCAACAACGAGAGATCCTACTCTCAGCCAATACTCGAACTGTTCCTGCATGCTGGTGACGAGTCCTATTACCGGAGCTGCCATCCCAACTAGTGAGTCAAAAATACGGGTATTGATCATTTGTCTCCGATAATAATTGCTCGTTGGTAACTGTAATCAGAATGGAATTTATGGTTCTTACGACCGATCAAAGTTCCTTCAACAAAGTCATAAGGGACGCCCTCTACAAGAGTGATGGTAGGAGGATCATAAAGAGCGGAGTCGTTTACGCTCTCTGCGTATTCTTCGTGCCATACGTTCGAGGAGCAGCTTACTAGAAGGGCTACCGTCAGCAGCCAAACGAGCAAGCTCATCTTCCAGCTCGTCAATGCGCTGATCTCTTTTGAACCTAACACTTTCAATGTAAGCATTGAGTGCAGCAGTTAAGAGTTGAACAAAAGATTTCACTTGCTCTTAGCTTTGCCCACATTAAGGGCAAGCCATGAAATGACTGCTGAAGCGCGGGAAACCCACTTATTGTCGCTTTCGTTAGGAGTCAATGTAGCAACAAGAGAAGCTACGGCGATTACACTCGCTGCGATTTGAAGCAGGGTGTCTACGTTTTCTGTAATATATTCGATCATAGGGGTAAAAGTTACATTATATTTAAAACAGTTCCACCAGAGCCAGCGGGGTCAAAACGAACGGCGGGCTTTGCAGCCCCACGATGGGCGTCTAGCTGTTCGTCAAGAACTCCACGGCAGACGCTCCAATGGTAGTTGGCTCTCTCAAGGTCTGCGTTCTCTTCAGCAATATTGCCGAGCATCGCATGCTTGATTGCGCTTAAACTTGAGACATGAATAACATCATTCTCGTCTATAAGGGGTATAAATTTTCTTTTTAACAAAAGTCTAAGTGACGCTTTTTGATTATTTACATCAACACGATAACGTCTAAACCGACTAACGGTGCCTGCTGCGTTTACAACAGCTAGTTTTGTTACAGGGTAATGAAATACTTTGCTGTCACTATTTGCTGTCCATGTATCGGTTGCTGAAACAGATCGGTATAAAAAAACTTTATTGTTAGTCTTATCAACTCCGGTAACACGGTATTCTCTATTTGCGTTTACTCCTCCGGTAGAATTCGGGAACCCATTTATATTTATTATGTCCCCGACAGAAACATCACTAGCATCTGTTACTGGAACCGTAATTACGTTTGCTGACTGAGTAAAACTTCCCAAAGGGGCACTGTCTGTAATTCCAGCAAGAGTCAGAGACGGGTGTGAATCGTTTACGGCACTGCCAACAGAACCTCCATATCCGCGAGGGACTACAACAACGTCTACGTCTTCTCCCAAAGAGACCCCACCTACTTTTATCTGCGACACATTTTGAACATCAAAATCCCCAACATTTACAACCGATTCTCCTCCTAAGCTCAAAGTAGCTGTTTTAGCTCCTGCTAAAACACTGTAATTAATAATTAAGTTGTCTGTTCCGACAACAGAAGGAACTGCAACATTTGGGAAAATAGGGTAAACAGCTATTTGATAACCTGTAAAGCCACTAGGGGCTGTGACCTCTTCAATAGTTGGAGAATACCCATCATCGACAATACCAAAAGCAGCCAGTGTGTTCTCACCAGCACGGTCGTTTCGGCCCACGATGTTGTAATCGTGAAACTGAGAGCGTATTTTTTGCGGGTATGAGTAATCTACACTATCCCCAGTCGGGTCGAGAAGAGCCGCAACAATAGACTCGGCGTGGTCGGGGATTGTAAATGTCCCGTCGGAAGTAGACACAACGTGCTCAAACAAAAGATCTCGCCATAGCCCCATGTTGTAGAGGCGGGGTAGGGCGAGATTCAATTCTTTTCTAAACTGTGGTTCACCTTCAGCGCCTTGTGCCGCAGGCGATCCGCACACAGATTGAAGGGCGTCAGTTACCCCTTGGGCAGTCAACGTAGCCATAACCAACGCTAACAAATTTTGAGTTAAGGGTCAAGAAACAGGGATTAAACCCGAACCCTGTCCATTACAATTGGTTGCCACGACACGTCACTAGAAATCTTTTGAACAACACGCTCGTTAAGATTAACAGTGCCAATGTGAACATGGTAGGTGCTAACCGCAAATTCATCAGGAGGATCTGTTAATCTTCCTGTTGTGTCGTTTCCAATTGATACCGGTCCTGTAACGGAGCCAACCGGCACCCCTATTTGCACCCAACATTTTTGAACATTAGGCGATTCTTCAAAGTCTACTTCCCAACACAAATATACTTCGCCGTAGCCATCAAGCTGATGAAAAGTGTGAACTCCGTCGAGTTTTGAGTTCATTGCTTCTCCATCTTTTTCATTAATGTTGGGAACCTGTTGCGTAATATTATTGATCGCGCTCTGTCCGGCCCCGTCACAATAAGTGATCACGTTGCCTGCTCCTTCTAATCCTGTGACCGTGTGGTTCAGAACTTCGGTTGGCGCAGTGGATGTTCCGTCAGAAACATCTTTGACACCTGAGTGTTTCAAGACTCCTGCGGAGTCGGTCCCCAAAGCTGATCCGTCAGTATTTACTGCGTTTGAGTGGTCTAAAATCCCTGAGTCACTAGCAGGGGTGCCATGGCTTGTAGTTGTTACACCTGAGTGCCCTAATACACCATCTTCGGCTGAAACAGAACTAGAGCCCGATGAGGTGGTGGATACTACTCCCCCAGTATGGTCTGCGGTGTTTGAATTAGTTGTAAAAGTATGGGTATGGGAGTGTGAGTGTAGGTGGGATGTTGGTGCATAGCTACCAGTCCCATCTGATTGATCTGAACCCGTATTTATGGGGTTAGCATTGTCAGTTGTTCCTGTGTGAGTGTGTGCAGGGGTACTATGCTCATGGTCCGTGTGGTCCGCATGAGAGTGATCCGTGTGATCTGAGTGCGAGTGATTCGCGTGGGGTGCATGAGAGTGATCAGGATGCGGATCTACGGCGACCGTTTTTTTCTGGAACTGTAAGGTAATCGTATCTACCCGCCAGTGCAGTTCCCCGTAAGCAATCTGCGCCCCGTCGTCTCCGTGACGCAAAGCAAATGCGTGGGGGCGATACAAATGTGGGTCGTCGTAATCTACGTTAGCACAATCGAGGCTCCCAATAGATCCTCCATCTGGAAGATTCGGGTCGTCAATCTGGTCAGATAGAACGTCTGGGATATTTTCTTCCATCAAGAGGGATGATGAATTTGCACAATCTCAAGGAGATAGCCTCCCCTAAATGGGCGCTGACTAGCGGCACCAATAAAAGGATTAGCAAGATTTGCCCAATCCGTTGGAGTTGACGGACCAACAAATGGTTTTGGGAAACCGTATTCTCCTAGTTTGTAAACCGGATCATTCGTTCCGATAAAGTCAGTCAGCGTGATTGCTTCAGTCAATACGTTGCTTACGCGCACAGAAAACTGCACACCAGCATACGAGCCGCTCACGGTTTTAAATATTACTGGAGCAGGAGGGGTCATGGCTGTCCGCTTCCATATCTGCGTCACAGTCATTTTTGTTGGGCCGCTAAATCCGTCTTTGCCTTCTTTGTTTTTTACAGTGACTACTGTTTTTCGAGAGCCGTCTTTTTTCTCAACCGTAGTAAAAACTAAACCGCCGACAACAGAGGGCCATGTGTAATTTTTATAAGTTGTGTAGGTTCGCAATACTTTGCCAGTAGTGCTGTGCGTAGAATCGTCGTCTAGTCCTTGTGGGATGACATCTTGGATAGTCACTTGCCACCAATCATGGCTCAGCTGGCGGCAGTCTATGTTCTGGCCCGTGTCCATGAGCCCCCAGTTTTGTTTATCAATCCACTGTTTAGATCCGGCTATGCGATCAGTTACGCTGCCATTGAGAGACGGAGTGGGGGTTTTGAACGTCTCGCCCCGTCGAATTAGTTTAACTACCGTCTTCAAAGACCCCTCGGTAGTTGGGTCGAGGCGCTGAGTAACAATGTCTACTCTCCGGAAATACAGCTTCTGCTCGACAACAAACAATCCGTCGAGCTCTTTGTCTCCGATTCTTTTTTGCTGCCTACTGTAAAAAATATAATCCGTGCTAACGTCGTCCACTTCATCAACGCCGCCAACGTAGACATTGTCATGCGTCAGCACATCCTCCGCGTTGAACTGACTCGTTGGATCAGGCATCGCATCTCCTGCTGCAGACCCGCCGGTGTCACTAAAAGAAGAACGTAAGGTAACGTATGTCCTCGTTACTGTGTCGTATTTGTTACCCCCAAGGTCGGCTTGGGCATACTCAAAATTGTAATCGTCTTGAGATGCGCGGTCTGCCGCGTAGTAATACTCATACATCAGGCCATTCGCATCGGCCTGCTTGACGAAGCACAATTTGTGGTCTTTAAAGTTTTCTGTATCAGGGTGCGGTGTCCCGTAAACGGGCGGTGTCTTGCCTACTTTTTGCGCGTCAACCGTCTCAAAAAACAGAAGGTCCGCTACCTTCGGCGATACGAAAGAGAGGACCGACTGCCTTTGCGGGCTGGGCTGATTCCTAGATACAGGCACCTGTCGAGTATATTCAAACAGGGCTGGATTTCAAGTGGTTAAGCGTGGTGCTTAACCCTATGAATCTTCCCCCTCTTCAGGGGATTCAACCGCTTCGAGCTGTGGTTCTTCAACCGCAATCTTAGCGAATAGTTGGGCAGCGGCTCCTGCCACATTGATGCCACCTGCTTTCACAGCGATGTCGATGAGCTGTGCCAATGCGCGTCTCTCGTCGTCGGATAGTTCGATTTTTGCCATGGAGGGAAGCTAGAGGGAAAATGGTTGGGGTTCAACTATTTTCTCATTTTTAAGATAAGGTAATTATAGCACTTCTAACGACCCCATCGGTCCCTTTCAACTTAAAAGTAATTTTGCTGTTCGATGAGGCTTCAACGACCAGCTCGCCGTTGTTTGTTGGTGTTATGGAGGAAGAAGGAGCTTGGATAACGACCCCGCTCCTTATCTTCTTGCTGAAGACGACCTCTTCTTCGCTACCGTCAAGGCGCATATACTCCTCTGAGTCAGATTCAAGGATGATGTCCTTGTCGTTGGCTCCGTTCTTGATGTATAGGTCACCCCCCGCGCTCTTATTTTCAATGTAACTATTACTCGCGTCGTGGAAGATTTCCAGATCCCCACTTGTCCCGAACTTACCTTTTATGTTGTCGGTAAACTGGAGATCTTTGTGGATGTTCGTTCGAGTGTTGCCTCCGTCGATGGTTATGTAGGGATCAGAGCCACCGCTGCCATTGTCCGACCTTAGCGTGATGTCCCCGTCGGTAGCGTCGTTTCGGATCTCTAAGTTGCCGGTTTTATTCTCAATATAAGTATTTGCACTGTCGTGATACAAATAGCAATCATTCGAGGTGCCCAGACTGATACGTGACTTGTCAGGGAATACGGTGAAAAGGGCGGTGGTATTTGACCCATCGTGGGTAGCGGCTGATCCATCAAGGCTAAAATAAGTAGCCGTCCCCCCGTTGCCATCGTCTGACTGGAAAATGATGTCTCCATCGTCGGCGTTTTGAACAATATTTAAATTTCCTATATTGCTTTCTATATAGTTATGACCGCTAAGATGATAAAACCCAGCATCATTATCTGCACCAACAAATAACGCTTTACCGTTAGCCATTTGCAAATGTTGATCCGCAATAATTCTTGTGTTGCTACCGTCGAGGGTGATGTAAGCGGTTTGGCCTCCAGAGCCGTCGTCAGACTTAAAGATAATGTCTTTATCGTCGGCGGAGTTAATTATTTCAAAATGGCCGGTGCTGTTT